TTTACGAGGTCTTTTTCCTATATACTGCAAAAAGCAGAAAGGGCCTCAAAAAAATGTTCAATCTGCCACCTATCCACTCTGAGAAGTTATTATCTTCTCATGCTTCCAACCGAGCAATAACTATTCATACCACCTCCTTTTCGACACACAGATCTTCCTTTCTTAAAAACATCACTACTTCCACTCATACAAACATGTGTCGGTATTCCACTGCAATAATCCCCTATGCAAACGATTGCTTTACCCATATGCTAGTTTAGATCTATTCTCCTGCCCTTAAGTTTTATTCCCTCCTTTGTCATTTCTATACTTGATTCCCCAACTTTCAACGTTATTTTATCTACTACATCTATCTCTAAATGACCATTTTCCTTGTTGTACAACACCTTTGTTCCATCTCCAAATTTAAAACTATTTACCTCTTTTTTGTTTTCTAGTGCAGCATACTTCTGTTGATATATTCCAGCCAGCACTACTCCTAATGATAATTCCCCAAATGGCGATAATACCATCACCTGCTCATCAATATCTGGAGAAAACCAACTTCTATCTCTCCCTGCTCTTGCCGTTACCCACGGAAGCCAATCGGTTATAAATTCTCCTACCTTTACCCGCACTCTTGCTTTTTTATAATCTATTTCTTTTACTAGACCTATACGCATAATGTTCGCTAGCCTTCTATTTAGCTCTGCAATCGCAAAATTATGCTCCAACATTTATATTTCCCACGTTTATTCTATGTGCCTTAATTTTTCCCTTTTCCCAAATAGATTTACCAAGATGCAATTCATGAGTCCACTCCACTAACCACACTAAATATGCATCTAATTCTGGTCTAAAATTGTCTACTTCTGCCGATAAAAACTCTCCAGGTGCAATATTTTTCACCCTCCAAGTATTTTTACTTACAACCCTTGCAACTTCTGCTGCCAGTGACCTCACAACTATCGAGGAATTCCTCCCATCAACTACCACTCTCGCCTCAAATCTTGCTCTCAAGGCTAACTCCTCTGTCCCCGGATCTTTTCCTGGCTCTAAACTCACAAGCTCTACAAACACTGCTGGGGCTACTATTTCCCGATGTACCGCTCCATACACTTCACATGTCTGTATTGCTGGTATTTCTTCTTTTAGCGTTGTACAAATTGCCTGATGTAAATCTCTCCACAACATTACTTTATATATTCTAACTGTTGGTGAAAATACTTCTCAAATACTCTTTCTGCTTCATTTTCGGCTAACTCTTTCATTATTTCCCGAGCTTGCGTGTTTACTTTAATTTCATCTATTGGTAAAGACGTGGTATACCTTCGCCTGAATATTCCTATGTGACCATTTTTCATCGTTGCTATGAATGCTCCTTCATACGTACGGCTTCCTACCTTTGCTCCTATCTTTGTCTGTTTTATACTCCCAAATTTTGCTACTCCTATCCACTGCGAACTCAGCTTCACTACTGACCATAAACGCTTTCTATTTGCTTTATCCACTCTTAACTTTTTTCTCATTGCTTTTTTTGGTATTTGTTTTTCTTCGCTAACTTGTTTGACAGTTTGTGACCTTACCCACTGCGCTGTTTTGTTTAATGCCCTCACCGCTGCTTTTTCCACTTTTTTCCTTTCAGCATCCATACTTTCTGTGGTGACTTCGATGTTAATACGCATTTGACGCTTGAATTTTCCATACCATTCCTGAATTGTCTTGCAGCGGTGGAGAATGTACTTTATATTTACGATCATCAATAACAAAAATATCTCCCACCATTGGCTTCAATACATCAAAAACGCTTACCTCAAGAAAAAGCATCTCCCCCACAAATTGTCCTTCACCAATTCCATATAATTTATCCGGCTGTTGCTTTAATATCTGCACCATGTACGACTTATCCTTTGATTCATACAATGCTTGCTCTCCCAGATGTGCAAAACAATCTGCAAATAATCTTTCTATTTTTCCTTGCATATTTTACCTTTATGCACTAATCTCTACATGCACGCTAAGAAGGGGCATACTGGTAGAGCAGTCTCATGCCTCACCACTTTTATAGTTGCTCTACCAGTATTGTTATGCTGCAACGACTTTGATTAATGTTCCTGGGCGATGGCACATTGGTAAAGGATTTGACTGTGTATGTAAATCGGTCCCTCTATCAAATCTTCTTGGCTCTTGTTTTGCATATAACGGTTGTCCTAGTGTATTTACCGTCTCATTAAAGTCCGCTGGCGCAAAGTATGTCGTAAATGTGCTTGCTGTTCCTAGTGGAAAACAATGGCCGGTATTTCCTTCAATAAATCTTCTTACGTTTCCTTCAGGGTCGGTTGCTTGTCCTCTATACTCCTCAAACGTTATTCCACAGAACGTAAATCCTGATCTCATATCGTTTCTCAGCGCTGCTCCTTCTTGCCATCTTTCATATGCTTCTTTTACTTTTGCGTGAGAGGTGAGTGCATCAAAAAATTCAGGACTTACCAAAGCATGAATCCCGGTCATATATTCACCACTTAAGTTGTCCTCAACATGGCGCAATACTTCCAGACACTTACGTTTTACATCAGTGGTTGCTGTTCCCAGTGCAAAATTTACTACTTTTGGCGTAATTTCAAATTCATTGTACAGATTTAATAGCTCTGACCCATCTGCGTCTAAAATTATTCCTTTGAGCGCCCCCATTCGCAAATGTTCTAACGTTATCGCGTGCTTGTTTCTCATCATCTGCAAATGATCCGTTATTACATCTGCCAATGCTTTCAGCTCATTCTCTGACCCAAATGCCCTTATTCCCTGTACTTCCTCTGGTAACACTACATCATCATGCGGAATATGTGGAATGGTAAACGTTCTTATTTTCCTTTTTCCTCGTTTTCCTACTGTTGCTGGTGCTCCTGGCACTTGTGTTGGTAATAAAGTTAAAACTCCTTGGTGTTCTTCTATTGTAATATGTCTAAATCTTACCGATCTACTTGGAAATAAATTTAAATTTTCTGTTCGACCATAATTTATCGGCAATATGTTCATTGCATTTGTTAATGCTGTCATACTAAATGCCGGATTTGTAAATGGATTTTGCATTTTTTTTCTCCCTTTTTTCCTATTAATTTAAGTTAAACTCCCTTACGGATGATGATCCCTCGTGTTTCAAGTTGCTTTATTGCTGCAGCTTTTTGCTCTTCTGTTATATTTGCTGGCCATACAACTGCATGATCTGCTAACATTGCAATACGTGTAATGATTACTGCTTTGGTGGTTTCCGTTGCGTTCACATCACTTGTTATCACTCCTATAGCTGTCTGCGTACCATCCGTGGCTGCTAAGTTTATAATTTTAATTAGATCATCTTTATCACGACCAACAACCATGCCAAGTTTAAGGTTTTGCCCCTTTGCTACTGTTATTTGGTCTCTTGAATATAGACTTGATGCTTCATATTTCAGAAGATCTCCTAAATTATTTGTTTCAGTTATGCTTGTCATATTTCTCCCCCTTTTTTCCTTTGTTTATTCCGCTGTGTTTAAAGTCGCTATTCGCCGCGGTAAAAGATATGTTGCTCTATAATTGTGGCGCATTTTGAACACTTATTTACCGCGGCGTATGTTAGCTTTATATCCCGCGGTTAAGACCGTCAAATGCCTGCTCGACTTTTCGCTACCTGCATCATCAAGTCTTCTGCTGAACTCTGCGGTATTGTACTCAAAATCTCTGTCTTCTTCGTTCTCTCCGCTAGTATTGACATTAATATCTCTTGGGCTTGCTTTGCATTTACATCCTGTTCGATAAATTCTCCTATCTTCTCTGGCATCTTTGATAAATTACATAATCGTATTACCTCTAATACTTCCTTGCAGCAGCTCTCATACCCTAAACATCTTCCTTGTTCAATTAGATCATCTATATCTATTGCTTGTTCTTTTATCTCAGTTTTAGTCATGTTATTACCCCTATAATTTTCAATAAATTCAGAATATGTTATTACTTCATCAGCAAGTCCTATCTCTATTGCTCTCTCACCAAAATATAGCCCTGCTTCCGTTGATCTGATCTTTTCCGTTGAAAGACCTCTATTTCTTGCTATTAGCTCCACTAACATCTCATATAGCCGGTCTTGTATCTTGTAAAAAGCATCTAATGTTTTAAGCTTAAGCATTAGATGGAGAAGGGAAGAACTCTGTCAGCGGTCTTAGATATAGAATCTGTGAGGTAGATAAGAGTTCCCTTCTCAAGAGTACAGGCTGGACGGT